ACTGGCAACGTAAGATATAAAGCTAGAGAAAGATACAGCTTCGGCGTATCTGACCCTAGAGGTATCTTCGGTGTAGAAGGTGCGTAATCAATAATTTTATGGGGCGGCCTTAAAACCGCCCCATTTATTTTTTAGAAAGAAAAAATGCACCCTAAGAAATTCAGAGTCCAAATTTTTGCATATCAAATGCACGCTGATTTTCATATAACATGCATCGAATCGCCCATTGATATAGAAAATGCTATCATTGACAGATTGGGAAAATCTGATATAAAATGGGACTATCTTGGAGAAATGAATGATCCCAGGATAAAACGAATAACCTATGAGGAGGTTATCGATGGAGAACGTGATGCAACATCTAAACGACCTTTACACGAAGAAGAGAGGTCTGGATCTCGAGTGGGAGCAGGAGCATCTTAAAGAGGGTAGATATACTCTCAATATGGTTAAGATTGACAGAAAAGTCAGAGAAGTAATTAGCCATATAAAACTCGCAGAAGCTAAAAAAGAGCATATGCGAAATAAGATAGAAGGTTCTGCACCAGAAGTTTCAGTAGCTACTTAATAAAAAGCTACATCGTTGGAAAAATCCAATCCACATTACAGGCCCTCTTGCGCTCTA